GCATTAGAGTCAATACTTGCATCAGCAACTACATCTTCTCCAATAAAGTTATCCATAAATTCGCCGTATGAGAGCTGTTCATCACCGACGCCATTAAGATAACCCATTTCTGTTCCAAACTCATTAAAGAGAGCGTTCCACTGAATAGTGAAATTTCTATGTGTACCTCTCTTACCAATCTAATTTACTTTATACTGCATTAGTCTGCTCACCTGCCCATTTCATTGCATTTTCAAAGTCCATGTATGTGAACTTCATAAGTGTTTCTCCTTCGCCAAGTTCTTCAACTGCAAGAATAGGCACCATATCTGTGCCAATCTCTTCGCATACCTTTTCAATATCCTCCATATTATCATTGATAGTATAAGGGATATTTGCTGCATCGAGTCTCTTTGCTAAAATCTTACAGCGAGGGCATCCTGTTGAATAAAGTGTAACCATGCTCTTTTACTCCTTTTTTTTATTTTATATTTTTATTTTACCATATCTTAACAAAAAAGTCAAGTTTTGGTAAATATAAAGTAAAAATCAGACAAGATGATTCCAACGATTTCAGGTCATTCGAATCAAATCATCTGATTTTATCAAAATCATCTCTTTGGTGTGTCTTTACCATTCTCATCGAAGTAATATCCTTCAATGTAAAGGCGGCAATTCTGTGAGCCAGAACGAAGCTTACCTTGAACGGCGCATCTGTCGACATACTCATTCCACTTTACATTGGCGTGTCCTTTAACCTTAATAAACTCAACCTCACAGAAATTCTTATTAAGGATAGAAATAGACTCATCAATTTCCTTTATGATATCTACGTTTTCAATGGGTTCGTGTTTCTTTCCTCTTGTCCAACCGTTAGCCTTCCAGCTCTTTATCCAGCTTGTGAATATCCCTATACAATAGGCAGAGTCAGAATAGACCTCAACTTTCTCACCAGCTATCTTCATAAACACGAGTTTTCTGAGAGCACGATTGATAGCCTGAAGTTCCATGCGGTTATTTGTTGTCTCTGGTACGCCGCCGTAAGCTGACATGATAACTTCTTCATTTTCATTGAGCATAACAAATGCAAAGCCGCCTGCTTCACGTACATACTCACCATCAACTTTCCTCATTGTTGCAGCGCCATCACTGTATATAATATATTTACCCATTATAATCTCCTCTCAATTCAAAATGTTTACAACTATCATTCGGCTTAAAACATGGAATTCGACTTGTAATCATACCAAGCCAACTTGTGCCACCAGGGTAACAATGAAGATTAACCCATCCAGTTGCTACTTCATCACGTTCATAAAAGTTAAGTAAGTCTTCATCATTCGTATAGTCAATTTTATCAGTTCCAAGCGTGGCGGCGCAGCCAACATATTCTTTGTTTTCTGCTTTTCTCGCATATTTGCAATACTGACATTTTATCATTTCGTAATCCATTTTCTTGCTCCTTTCAAATTTTCTACAATAATTATAACAAAAATTTTTAAAAAAGTCAAGAAAAAGAGGGCGATTGCTCGCCCTCATACTCATTTAACTTGCCAAGTCATCATTTCATTATAAAGTTCGTGTGCAAATGAATTACCTCCAATTGCACTATATGTCTGATATAAAGAACACAGGTCATTCTTTGTATTCAAATCAAGTGTTTTATCATCACAATGCTCGTAATAAATCTAAGTAATTGAGTGTCTCACTTCGGATTTATTTATCTCACGAGTTTCGTGACGGTATTCTTCAATTCTTTTATCCATTGCCTCAAGCTTTTCAGTAAGCTCACTCCTTAGCTCCTCAACGGAGTTCTTAATGTCCTCTGCAAATTTTGTAAACATTTCGATAGCCGCATCATTCTTTCTCTTTTCTTCATCCATTTCTTGTTTAAGCTGTTCATCAGCTTCATCAGGCTCTTTTTTAGCCTTAATAATATCAACTACTACTTTGCCGACCGCTGTAATAACAGCACCAAGTCCTGCGGCGATAGCTGCGATAATTACTTCGTTCACCTTATTCACCTCCGATTTAGCAAGTCATTGTGGAATTTATCTTTAACCCTATAAGCGGGGTTAGTAAATAAAGACTCAAAAGTGAGATTATCGTAATCCCAATATGGCACTCTTATCAGAGGAATATTCTTTCTCAAACAGTAGGCATTTTTACGTCTATCCCACTCTTGAGTCTGTTTAAACTCGAATATGGTTCTCTAAAAATAGGGAACTCTTTCAAAATGCTATTTTCCATCAAACTCTATAAAACATACCAAACTTCTACCTTTATATACCGCAAAGTCAAATCTTAATAGATTACCTTTCAGACTTTTTAAATCTGGCAGACTCACTTCTCTTTTATAAGAAACTTTATGAGCACGTAGTAATCTTTCAATTTTATCTTCGCCTTTGGACATTACATATCTCCATATCTTTTGGTAGGTTTAGGCTGTTTTGGTGGCTTAGGTGGAAAATAGGGTTTCTCCTAAATAAGGGGAGAATAAGGAACTTCGCCATCAGCAATGTGGAAAGTAGCAATATGATAGAAGCCATGACCTTCATCATCAATTGGAATACCGAAAGGATATTCTCTCTTCATTCTATCAACAGCTTCTTCAAATGTTTCTTTGTTCCACTCGTACATATCGCAATTCAGCATAGCAGAGAAATGAGTTGTGTTGATAATGTCTTTTCTTGGAGGAGGTGGCGGCATGACCGCATTGATAATCTTTTCTCTCCATTCAATAAGACCAAGCTACATTTCTTCAAGTGAATCTTTGTTCAAGTCATATTCAACTCCATAGAAAGCTTCCTTACATGACTTTAACTCATAAAGGTCAGAATCCTTATCATAGTTAAGCTGAATAAGAATGTAATGATTGTGTTCAAGGTAAACCACATTTACATAATTAATACCATTGAACTTAGCAAGGAACAACTTACCCTTTCCATCTGTATTATCAAATACAACTTCTTTTGGTAAGTATTTCTCGGCATGAACAAGTGGGAATCCAATAAAGTCTGGAATCGTGATATATTTGTCAGTAAGTTCATAATCTGCCTATGGGGCGCCAAGTATGTTCTACATCAAAGTAATTGTTTTAAGATAATCTTTCTTAAAGCTGCACATCTTAAAATGACGACAAGTAAAACAGCGAGGCTGTACTTGCGTATGCTTTGGAGGTAGTCTATGAGGTATTGGCGCGAGTATTGGCGGTTTATGACACTGCGGCGGCACAAGCGGTTTAATCTTTTCCTATGTGCCAGGAGGACAAGGAACTGGACCAAAAGCAGGTTCGATATGCGGCTTTGGTGGAGGAATTGCACCAGGTGGCGGCATAACAGGACCAGTAGTCTACTCTGGATACCAGTAATCGTCAAATCTGTCGTTCATTAATTTCACCTCACTGTAAAAAAATAGGGTAGAACTAAATTCTACCCTTACTATAATTATGTGGTTTTAAATGAGGTTTCATCCAACTTTTTACTTAATAAGCTGTCCATACTCACAATCTGTGGATTTCTTATCATCACGCCATTTATCAATTTTACCGTGGCGGAGAGTGTAATCATTATCGATATGCTCAATCTCCATAGCAGTTAACTCTGCTACCTTACCAACCCATTTGTCAGGATTCTTGGTAATGCCTTCCTTTATCTCGTCTGGTATGTTGCTTATCCAAGCAATGTGGCGAGGCTTGTCACCATCCATTACAGAGAAGGAAATGGCACTTGCCCAACCGTGGTAGTAAGGCTTTGTAACTGGCTCAACAGGATGTCCAGCACAGAAAAGACCGAACTGACAAGTATTGAATTTCTCACCAGTTTTTGTGTTCTCCCAGTAAGACCAAGTCTCCATTTTATTGCCGTTGTAGAGACGAGTTGGAGTTTTGTAGTCGCCGTCAACAAAAGCATCGATTGTATCTTCGAGTTCCTTCTTCATCTTCAAGGTCATCCAAGCTGTTCTCTTACCACAAAGATAATGACAATCTTCTCTGGTAATAACAATGCCCTCGCCACCTGCGGCAATAATCTGTCCATAAAGTTCCCAAAGTTCCTTACCTTTTACATACTCTGCCATTTCAACATAGTCGTTATGTCTGAGAACGTCGAGTAATTCATAGTAAAGATATGTATTAACTCTTTCAGAAATAGGAGTATCAATTAAGCTTTTACCATTACAAGCAACTACATCGAATACGTAAAAGTGGAGATAACCATTCTTCTTCTGACGTTCAAGGCACTTGTCCTTTAAGCAGTTAAGAACAGAAGTTATCTTACGGCTACCTTCGTTATCAGGGAAATAAATTTCACCAATGAGAGCGGTACCGTTAGGAATGGAACTTAGCTCCTTACAAATATGTGGAATCCACTCTGCCTTGTCCTGATAGCCGCCATTTACTGACTCTGTACGACTTCTCATATGGAAGTTGCCGTCCATGTCCTTGATAATCATTGCCCAGGCTCCATCCATTTTACGGCTACCAATATATTTATCAGACATTACCAGTTCCTTAGCCTTAGCTTTCTTATCACCTTTAAATGCGGCAGTGAAAGCATAATACTTCTGTGGTGTCATATTCCAAAAATCAAAACCATCAATAATTACACTCATATCACTCATATAAGTTCCTCCTTAAAAAGATTACGCTTTTATTATAAAATAAATTTTCAAAAAAGTCAATTGTTCTCGTCGATAAAAGTTTCAACAAAAATTGTAGCTTCTTGTAAAAGTTCATCAAGTCCTCTGCTGTTATCAATAATTATATCATATTGATACTGCTCAACATTATCATCCGCAGGATTGCCAAGCGGCACAATTTCGCCACGTTGAACAAGAACTGTGAGAGCATTGTAATCACGAACGAAACGAGCTATTTCTTCTGGCTCGCGGCAATCGATGAATAATAAATCAGTGCCATTCTGTTCATTCAATTCAATCTTTTGCTTTACAATCTGATACGGTATATCGTCCCATCGAGTAAGGGCATCTTTAAGGTCTGAGAGAAAGCGTCTATCCTCTGGTGATTTGCCGCCGTCCCATCCGAATGTTTTTGCCTTATCTTTTACATAATCAATTGTTGATACAATTTCAATATTGTAATCTCTCGCTTTGCCAACCTTTTTAACCATTGTTTCAAAAGTTGTTTTTCCGCTTGTTCCTCTGCCATTAATTATTGCTATTTTCATTGTTCTCCTCCCCTCTACGAACAGGAAACACGGCGTAATAAGCTTCCAGTTCATCATCAATTTTTTTTATTTGTGTCGCCGTTTCCTCTGTTACCATATTAAGTTTGTTTGGTAAGTAAGCGCTTGGCACGTGTGGTGCAAGGCAACTTTTAACAAACTCCTCTTTTCCTTCTGGGATAACATATAACACGATTTCACCTTCGGCGGCGCATTTAAGTATTTCATCGTAAGCAGGAAAGTCATCTCCTGTTCCTGAAAGGAAGAAAACTATTGCCAACTTGTCATTCACCCTTATGTCCTTTGGATACCAAGTTTCATCAAGCGGATGCTCATAAAACTCATACCAACCTTCCAGCTCCTCAGTGTTCCTTCCGATATTTTCTATATATAATGAAGAATCTTTATCAATATAGAAATCTTGTATTGTTTCCAAGTCATAAGGAGAAACATATTCCAAAGGGTTAAATACTTCAATAAAAATGTTAGAGAAATTCTCTGCGGTTGATACATTATAAATAGGATTGAAAGCTGTTATTATTACGGCTTTCTTGTGCTTCTTCACTTTTCTCCAACCAATTGTTGGAACATCTTTGAAGAAATTCTTTTCCTCTTCGGTCTTCGCCTCTCCAAGAATACGAAGGTCGATGTCGCTGTTTATTGCCGAAGCAGCACTTCTTATAATACGGTAGGCGAGAAAAGAATAAGCGTCATTTCTATAATCTACTATAAAAGTGTATTTAAGTCTCAATAGTCTACCATATTTTTGGAGAAACTTTACGACAATTCTGGTAATTACCATATCAGCATTTTTCTCTTTATCTTCTAATAATGGAATATCCATTTTATAATTATATAAGAAGCCCAAATGCTGTTTTAACTGTTGCCAGTCGATTTGCTGTTTTTCTATCATGTATTTCACACTCCTTTTCTTTGATACTTTTATCATAACATAAAAAATTAAAAAAGTCAAGTTTTTA